AACGACCGGTCTCGGGCACGTTCTGCTCGTCCAGGGCCAGGCCCATGTCGAGAATCATGTCGAGCACGTTGGTCTTGTCAACGCCACGGGGAGCGCCAGTGGCACCCAGGTTCAGGTTGCCCGACTCGGCACCAGCGGTCGCGCCCTTGTTGGCGGTAGCCGCATCGGCAAAGACGGAGCCCAGAACGTGAGCGTCGATGGCGATCTTCATCTGCTCGCCAGCGTCGTTGGTGAACATGTCCATCAACTTGACGTCAGCTTGCACGGCGTCCACATCGTCAACCACCACGGAGAAGTAGCGACCATGATCGATCGTGAGCGACGTCGGGGTGGACGTCGGCACTTCGTTCGTCAGGTTCATACCCTTCGTGTAGGTACGGATGGTGATCGTCGGGATGGCGCGGATGGTTACCTTGTCGCCTTGACCCTTGATCTCGCCTTCCCAGTCGTTGTTGGTGATCTCACCCAGGACGGTGGACTTGTAGAACTTCACCTGGAGCTTGCCCGAGAACAGCTCCGGAATGAACTTCGACGCGCCACCACCAGAGGTGGAGTAGACGGGATAGTTGGTGCCCGACGGCAGGAGAGCGGTCGGGCTGTTTGCGGTAGAGACAGCCATGATTAATTACCTCATCATCGATGGCAGCTCCTGACGGGGAGTCAGCGGACTCGTCCTTCGCCAATCGCTGCCTGAATATCAGCTTCGATGGCAATCGCGTCGTTGTCCGAAATCTCTCCGCGTCGTACACGTCCGTAGAAGTCCGCGATCTCGCCTCGCGTGTAGAAACGCTTGGCGGGAGGCGCAGACGCCTGCCGTCCCGTGTCCGGCGCGACCTGAGCTTCCAAACTCCGGTTCGCGGTTGCCGCCCACGATTGACTCGCACGCTTGTACGCAGTGAAGAACTTGGCTACCCGATCCGCATCTCTGTCAGCCTCGGCCTGCGCCAGGAGGTCTTGACGACGGATCCCCGTCAGATCATCCAGCTCGTTGAGCCACTTGTGGAAGTTCTTGTCGTCGTTGATCGTCACCCAGTCTGAGACCTTGGTGTTCAACGCCGTGTAGAAGTCCACCTCAACGTTCTTGGTCGTCTTGTTCGAGAGCTGCTGCACCATCTCCTTCAGCTCGGAGATCTCGTTATCCTTGTCTGCCAGCTCTTCTCGAGCGGCTCGACGGACGACGTCGATCAGTTCCGAACCGAATGTCTCGACTTCCTCGGGCTTCACCAACTGAGCCTTGGCCTGCGGAGCTTGCTTCAGCCTTTCGACCGTTGCCGAGAGCTCCTTGAGCTGGTTCTTCAGTTCGCGGTTGTCCGCTGCCAGTCGAGGCACTTCCGATGAGTACTTACCGGCCAGAACCTTGTAACGGTGTTCCCAGGTGTTCTGCTGGTCGTCCGACTCCGGGGCTTGAGCTTGTGGCTCTTGGCCTCCGTCGTTGGCAGCAGGCTCCTGAGAGCCTTGGGGTTCGGGCGGCTGCAAACCGTTGGGCGGGACTTCAGGTTCCGCTGGCTGGTTCGCAGGTTGTTCGGCAGACCCATTGGGGTTTCCGTACACAGCCTCGTAGAGTTTGTTCGCCTGTTCTTCCTGTTCCAGTACTGCGCGTGGCAAGTTCATTTCAACTCCGTGAGCCGCTGATACCCGACGACGAGCCTATGACGGTGTTCGTCCCGAAGTACCTGATGCGGTCTTCTCCGGTTCCCGGGAAACGCCCGGGGCGCTTGCAATCAACGATTGCGGATCAGTGACCTCGCTCGACCAGCGTAGTCGCTGAGGAAGTCCAGAGCCTGGTACGCGCCTTGGTGCCAGCGGGTGAGTACATCGTCCCGCGACTCCATCGACAACTTCACCAGCTCCTGCTTCGACTCAACGATCCACGTCTTGATCACTTCGAAGTCGTGGTTACCTTCCAATGAAGCGAATGCTGAGATCACCCGTTCGTCAGGCTTCTTCAGCATTACCGCTTCCGAACAACAGACGTGCCTTCGCGTTCGGCGGCGGCAGCATCTTCATAAACCTTGCGTGCGCGATCGGCGTTGGCCCGGGCAGCGGCCTTGGCGGCTCGGCTGAACTCCGGGTTGCTCTCCGCATCACGCGCAATCTTTTCGTACTCAGCAAACTCTTTGCCCTTGGACTGAGCCAGCGACATCGAGGGCTTGGGACTCTCGGCCTTCGGCGCAGCCTTGGGCTTGTCCGAGGCCATGTCAGTCGTGTACTTCTTGCCCTGCCACTCGAAGGTCTTCTGGCCAGCCTTGCGAGCTGCGGCAAACGCAGCACCAAATTTCATCGGCTCGGCCTTGGGCTCCTGTGCGGCAGACTCGGTCATGCCGTCCATGCGGCCAACCGACTCTCGGGGAGCGGCGTCAGGAATCGAAGGCTCGGCGGAGCTGGCGCGGTTCATTGCGCCTTCCAGATCACCGAACTCATCCACCACACCACCATCCGCATAGCCACGAACCTTGGGCGTGTGGAAGGAGAACGCGCTGGTGGAGCGGGTGTTGCCCTTGGGCACACCGGTCGCCCCGCCCTTGCTCATGTTCTGACGAGACCAGTCAGGGACGTAGCCAGGGCCGCAGCTGCTGCCCATGTTGACGGCTCCGCCGTCGGCATACATACCGGCAGGCATCACACCCTTCTTCATCGGCATCGGCTTCTTCATCATTTGCTTCACCTCTGGGCGAATTGTCATTGAACGATGTTCGCGTCCGTGCCACCGGCAGGGTTGCCTGCGGCATCGGTCGTCGTCGGAGCGGGAGGCTGACCGCCTTGCATGGCCATCTGCGCCATCTGCTGCTCTTGCTGCTTGGCCATCTTGAACTTCAGCTCTTCGGGCGACGGCACGATCTTGTCGGTGTCCATCTGGAGCGCCTTGGCGTTCTCACGCAGCAAGTAAGCGCGACCCTCGGCTCCGATGATCTGGAGATCCACCGGGTTGGCCGTAGCCGCCAGGAACTCGTTGCGACGGATCTGGAGCTGCTCGCGCATGACCAGACCCAGCGTGCCCTTGGCCACGACCTTGAAGTCGCCTTTGATGTACGGGTCGGGGTGGTACATCATGTTGTGGATGTACAGCCGGGTGACCACGCCGATCACAGCCTGGTCGCAAGCGGCGATCGCCTGCTTGATGCCCTTGCTCGCGTTGTCCATCAGCATCGACAGACCGGAGGCGGTGCGACCTGCACCAGCCACAGCACTAGAGCCGTAGACGTAGTTCGGGATCCCGGTGATCTCGTCGGCCTGCCGCATGAACGTCATGTAGACGTTCATCAGCGACTCGGCATTCATGTTCGGCTGGAAGAACTTGATCGCCGGTTGTCCGCCGCCAGTGCGATCGGACGTGACCTGGAAGATCCGCCACGGGTGCATCGTGGTGACCTGCTCGCCATCGGCCAGTCGGTCAACCACCACCTCGGCCATCGGGCCAGAGGCCAGGCCCATGTTGTTCGCCAGCGAGCGAGCCGCCGCGTTACACATGACCTGCACGTCGCGCATGATCTCGGGCAGAGCCACGCCCCAGAACGAGCCGGGGATCGACTCCCACTGGGCGATGTCGTACGGGCGATGGCCCAGGGGATCCGGGTTGACCACAGCCTTGATCACGTAGCTGCCCACGATCCAGGCGTTGATCTCGTACTCCTTGTACGGATCCAAGCCGGTCATGCCCCATTCCATTAGGGTTTGACCGGATGCAGGGCCCCAGAACTCCAGGGCCTCGATCGTGTTGTCGCGGTACAGGCGGGAGTGCGGCTTGCCTTCCAGGTCGTCGCGCTGCTGGTCGCCGTACTCGTAGTAGCGCAGGCCGCGCTCGCCGTAGTGGTCGAGGGCGCGCTGGATGTTCTCGTCGCTGTAGCCCGGAACGCCAATCAGGTTCGACAGGCTCGAGCGGCGCAGACGGTGACGCTGGATCAGGTAGCCGTCGTTGGGCCCGGTCGAGTTGGGCGAGGGGAAGATGTCGAACGGAGAGACGCGCTCGGTCTCGCGGCTGAAATCGTTGACGACGATCGGGGTGTAGTCGGGGCCCCACTCC